ATCACCAGTTCCAGGTGCTTGCGAAATCCCCGTATGACGCGTACCCGATCGGCAGCGGTGCGGTAATCTTCGGGCGGTCCAGCGGCTCCAGCGATCATCTCCTCGATCGCCTGTTTCTCGATCCGATCGAGCGCCTCCTTCAGCAACGGCTCATCGAGCAGCCGGCGGGCCTCGCTGGTGCGCCTGGCGATCTCACGCGGATCGCGCTCGCTCAAGGCGATACGACCTGGCCGCCCTGCCGCGCCATGTCGGCCCAGAAGCCGGCGCCGCTGGCGGCGATCTGGGCATTGGTCATCGGGTTCGGCGTGGCGCCGCCGGTGTCGATCAGATACTTGCGATACAGGTCCGTCAGCGGGCCTGCGCCGCCAGCGGCGATCTTCTGGGTTTCGGCGAGTGTCTGTCCTGCCATCACTGTGCCCTCTTGCCTTTGAACGCCCGCGGCGTTCCACCATTCTTGCCACCCGACTTGCCGCCCTTGGTAAAGGTTTCGGGAAAGATCTTTCGGGTGGTCGATGCCTTGGGCGGCGTGCCGCCGGTCTTGCCGGCGCCGCCGGCGCCCTTGCCTTTTGCAAAACCGCGCGGGATGCCGCCTCTGCCTGTCGTCGCCATATCGTTCTCCTTCAAGGTGGTGCGTGTCAATCTTCCTTGTTGACCCGCTGCTGCTGGATGTTGGCGTCCAATGTCGTCTTGTGATGGGCGTTCACCGCATCCATGCGGTTCTTCTCCTGGGTCAAATGCGCTTCGAGGATCAGCTCCTTTTGCTTGAGCTGGGCATCGAGCAGCGCCGCATCGCGGTCCTGCTGCATGTCCTGCGCCGCCTTCTCCTGGTCGAGCTGCATGTCCATCTGGTTCTTCTCGCGGGTCGCCTGCATCTGCATGGCGTTCTTCTGGCCCATCGCCGCGGCGCTCGCCTGGTCGGCTTGCTGCTGCCGGGCGAGATCCGCCTGGGCCTTCTGCTGCTGCAGGCCGGCATCGGCCTGGGCCTTCTGCTGCTTGATGGCGATGTCCGCTTGCGCCTGCTGCTGCTTGACCTGCGCCTGCATCATCTCAGCCTGCGCCGCCGGGTCTGGCTGCGGCTGGCTCGCCTGGGCGAGCCATTGCTGGTACTGCGGATCGTTGACGTTGATCTCGTTGAAGTAGCGATCGGGATCGGCGCCGGGCAGCGAGAACTGTACCAGGGTCCTGAGGGTATTGGCGTATTTGTCGAGACCGCACAGCGGATTGGTCGGCCCGAGCGTCTGGGCGATCTGCTCCTGCTTGCCGGCGATCGACAGCAGCGTCTGGGCATCTTGCGTCCGAGAGCCAGAGCCGAGGCCGACGTCGGGGGTGAACTTCATGTTGGCGTTCCACGCTTGTGGATCCATGTCGACCCATTGTTTTTTGATCTTGATGCGACGCGGCTCGTCCTGGTGGGCGACGATCAGCTTGAGAATGCATTGGTAAAAGCGCTTGAAGCCCATCTCGGCGAAGTTGCGGGCGATCAGCTCGATCTTCGAATAGGCGCCCGACTGCGCGGCGTTGACCGCCGTCGCCGACTGGTTCTGCAGCGCATCGAGGTCCAGCGCCATGGTGCTCTCGCTGACACCCGTACGCCGCTGGACGATCTGATCCATATACTCAAGGCCGCTCAACGCCTCCTTGGCGGCGAAGGGAACCTGCAGATCGGCGATCACCTGGCCGGGCGGTCCCTCGGTATGGATGATGTTGCCGATCTTGCGATCGATCAGGCTGTCGGGATTGCTGATCTGGTCGATGGCCACCGCCCGGTCGGGAATGTTGGCGTGATAGAGATTGTCGAGAAGCTGGCGGAGCAGGGTGCTCTTGATCCGCTGGACATCCTCGGTGTTGTCGAACACCGAGGTTCCCAGCCAGCGGTGCGGGACGCGCTCGGCGACGAAGTCGGTGAACGGCACCTCGTCTTCCCACAGCTCGCTGTCGAGGACGGTCGCCGAGTTTGGCCCAGCGACGACCACCTTCATCATCTCGGCGATGCCGTCGCCATCGGCGTCCATCGGCATGTAGGCCTCGACAATCTCGATCTCTTCCGTGCTCTTGTCGAGGCCGGGGTAGGTGGCGTAGGTGATCGCCTGGTCGATGCGCGTCTGCGGCAGCATGCCGTAATCGGGCAGCAGGCCATCGGACGACGGCAGGTCGTTGACGACGTCCTCGTCATAGCCTTCGGCGATGAGCTCCGAACGGGTCTTGCGCATGCGGTGGGCGACGAACCGGGCATCGGCGATCGTCCGCGCCTGGATGTTGATGAGAAACTCCTCGGGCGGCACGGCAGCGATCTTCAGGCAGCCAGTGCGCACCGTCCGCCTGAACTTGACGGTGTGGACCTCGATCGTCTGCGGCTGAGATGGCGGCATCGGTTGGCCGGGCAGGCCACCGCCCATGCCCCCTTGGGCGATGGCGCCGAGCAACGACATGATGCCCGGGCTGATGCCGCCGCCTGGTGGCTGCCCGCCAGGCGGCGGCTGAGGCCCGCCCGGCGGGCTTCCGGCGCCGGGCGGGGCTCCGCCGGGCGGCGGCGACCCGCCGCCGGGTGGTCCACCCGGTGGCGGCGACCCGTTCTGGCCCGGTGGTGACTGACCGCCCTGCGGCGGTGGCTGCTGCTGCTGCTGCTGCTGCTGCTGCTGGCTGATGAGCGCCTGCAACTGGATCTGCTGTTCCTCGATCTCCTCCTCGGAGGGCGGCGGCAGCTCGATCACATCGGTGCGGTGGGCGAGGATCCTGTTGGCCTTGTCGTTGACGATGGTGGCAAATTGATCCTCGTCGAGGCCGGAGGCGAAGTGCACCGTCACCTTGTCCTTCTCTTCCCACCAGTGCTTGACGACGCCATTGGCGTGCAGCAGCGCATCGTGGAAGACGTCCCAGAACACCGTGTAGCCGCTGCATTCCTTCATGATGACGTAGTTGGCGTAATTGGTCGCCTGGATGGCGGCTTGCTCGTCCTCCTCGTTCTCCGGCTCGTAGACGCCGAGGCTCGGGCCGGAAAAGAATACCCGCATCAGGCCGGGGAGCATCCAGCCGATGGTATCGGCGACGTCGTGGGTGACGGCTTCGGAGGTGCCTTCCTCGTTCTCCAGATCGTTCATCTCGCCGCGGTAGTATTCAAGCGCCCGAACGCGGTCCTTCTGATAGTCGGTGCCGTCATAGGAGGTGGCGGCCTGGATCTCGGCGGATGCCAGGCGGCCGATGTCTTCTTCCGTGAGCTTCTTGCCCCTAGGCATCGGGGTTCAGGCCCAGGTAGCGCAGGCTGGTCGTCTGCGGATCCCTGGCGGCGCAGGCCTCGCAGATGCTCTCGTGATTGGGGCCGAAGGGGCGGACTTCCGGCACCATCTCGCCGCACTGCTGGCAGCGGACGTCACAGATCGGATTGTCGGGGCCAAAGAAGGCATCCCAGCCGTCTGGAGGTTCGAAATCGTCGCCATAGCGCTCTAGAAACTCTGCCTTGGCGCGCTGCCGGTTGGCGGCGCGGTCGATGAAGCCGGGGACGGTCATGGGTGCACTCCGAGGATCGGCAACGCCCTGAAGAGGATGATCAGGACGGCGATGAGAACGACCAGGGCGGTGATGATCTGCTGGAAGTTCGGCTCGATGGGGAGCAGGCGGACGCAGTAGAGGATCACCGAGGCGGTGACGGCGACGACGACACAGACGACGAGCAAACCGATGAGGGCTTCGACCATACGCGATCCCTTTCGCGAACAGTCCTTCGTGCCCCGGTCAGGTTTGTATCACGGTGTCAGTCCTTGCGCCACTGCATCCACAGATCGAAGGCGACGGTGATGGTCTGGTCGATCTGCCGCGCCAGCCCGGGGGCCTTGAGGCGCTCGGCGTTCTGGCGAGCGTCTTCCAACTGGTAGATGACCGACATCAGCGTTCGGATGCGCTCGCGTTTCTGCCAGTCGGGATCGGGCACCGCCTCGCAGGCCTGGCCGATCTTAGCGTTCATCATCTGGTCGCTCAGGGCCTGCGACAGGCCCTGGCCGGGCATCGGATAGTCGGCGAGATAACTCGACATCAGACAATTCCCTTCACGGTTCGGCGCTGCAGCTCGCGGTGGCGCGACGATAACACCTGCGGCTCGCGATAGTCGATCGCCATCAGGCCGAAGGCATCGGCGGCATTCGATGACCAGTCATGTTCTGGTCCGAGGCCGACGTCGCGCTTCTCGTCCTTGACCTCGTGGTACCAGCCGAGGGATTCTCGTCCCCCTTGCGTCTTGCCGGCATGGAAGATCATCTTCGGGAAGTGGCGCTTGGCGGCCTCGATCCTTTGCCTGGCGGCGCCCTTGCCCTGGTTGGGAACGACCTTGACGGCGAAGCCGGCCTTGCGCAGCGCCGATTCATAGGAGGTGGCGAACACCTTGTCGCCGGTGGCGCCGTCGTGCGGCAGGATGCAGTAGGCGCCGCCGTAGCCGTTGGTCCTCAGCCAATCGGCATGGAAGCCGAGCTCCTGGCCGATCGCCTCGTAATACTCCAGCAGGCGGATCTCGCGGCCGACGAACTGGACGACCCAGATGGCGCAGGCGTCGGCCTTCAGGCCGGTGCCGCCGATGTCCCAATACGCCCGAAGTGACATGTGCGGATCGCGGGCGAGGAAGTCGACGATGCGGCCATCGCGCTGGGCATCGACCAGGTGGCGGGTATAGTAGGCGCCGCTGATCGACATGGCATAGTCGCCTTCCCAGACGTGCGGGTAGAGCTCGGGCTCGATGCGCATGCAATCGAGGCGCTCCTGCTCCAGCTCCTGGGGGAACCAGGGATTGTCGCGCCAGTTGGCCTTGACGACGACGGTATCGGTGGGCGGCAACTGGCCGGTCAGCAGCACGTCGATCGGATCCTTCTTGCGGCGCCTGTTCCACGAGGCGAGTATCTGCGAGCCCGGCGCACGGATCGTCGGCCTCAGCAACGTCAGCGATGCGGACGAAATCGTATGAGCCTCCTCCAGCCAGGCACGCTTGAAATTCTCCAGGCTCTTGATCGATTCAGAGCTGTAGTCCGTCATGCCCTTGAAGATGATCAGGCCATCGCGCGGCGTCTCTATGCAGTCGTCAAAGATCTTGAAGCCATCGGCAAGCCCGAGCTTGTAGCGGCTGAGCTTGTCCTCGATCAGCAGCTTCGAGGATTGAGTGAGATCCTTCTGCACCTCGCGGACGCACACCGTGCGCAGGCCTTCGCCGGTTATGCCCGGTTCGGCGAGACTGTCGCTGATGATCAGGTCGCCGAAAAAGTTGCTCTTGCCACCACCGCGTCCACCGTGTGCGCCCTTGTAGCGGTGTGGCTCCAGCAGCGGTTTGAAGACCTCGGCGGTGGGGATGCGCAGGTTTCGGGTTAGCGGCGCCATGGTGTCCGGCTTTCAGGTTTTGGATTTCCGCCAAAAAATTTTTACCAGTGAATCGCAAAAGTCAAAATTCAAAATTTAAAAACCAAAATTTTGGTGAGAAAATTTCGGCCAGAAAATTTGGGCCAGAAAATTTCGGCCAGAAAATTTGGGCGCTGACAGGGGGGCCGGCCCCAAAAAGGTACTGCGTGCATTCAGATACCCGGTACCCGTTCGGCGTGCACACGTACGGCGCGAGTTTAACGCTCAAAAGGCACTCCTTTCGTTCTGGTTGTACGCCTCGAGATTGTCTCGTACCGAGCGAAGCTTTGTAGATCACTATCCAATATCAGCCGATCACTATCGATAACGAACAAGTATCGATAGTGAGTAATGATGTTATTCCGAGCAAACCGTCCGATCAGTCTGTTACTGGATCCCAAGCATCAGGTTTGGCCTCGATGACCTGGACCGTCTCT